TTCAGTGGGCTATTGAAGATTTTGAAGAACATCGTAGAAATCAAGAAGCGATGCTTGAAGGTATGAGAATTCGAGAGAGTAAGATGACTCTCTGTACTCATCCTAATTGCAAGCATCTTGCAGGAAATTGTCCGTATCACAAAGAACCTTATTGTGAACCATGCGATCCACACTTCGGACGGGAAACCGTTGGAGCGTTGAGAAAGCTGTGGTATGGCATTGAGGACACTGGTGTTGCGATCAATGGATTGTATGATCGAGCCGATTATGAAACATCAAAATTTGTCTATGAAAAAGGAACACAGTATTTGTCCACATGGGAGTGGATTAAGATTGTCCCTGCTTCTGCATTTGAACATCGTTATGCCCCCACAGTTTTTCGTTGGTTGTATAAAGACCGATTGATTAAAAATTACACATGGGAGAGTAAGCGACTTCTCGTCACATTGCTCCTCACTTGTGTAGTGTGTGTTATGCTGTTTCCGAATAAATTTGGCGCATTTTTGTTCTTTTTAAGCGGATTTCAATACCTTAAGACACAGAGAAATCTTGTTGACCGTGTTGAAACCCAACTTTATGAAGAGTTGAAGTGTACAAATATGGAGATTGCACCAATTCTCCGTAAATATCGAGATCAATATGCGAAAGCAATTTGTGGAATTTCCATAGGTATTGCAGCTGTGTATGGTCTTGCACGGGCTTATCGTGCTTACAGTTCAAGTGAGCAAAAAGCCCAAGGTTCATTGGAACCTATTACGGGGAAAGAAGTAGAAGAACGAGATTCGGAACAAAATGTTTGGACGGATATCGTCAAGCGTGATTTACCAATTACTGATAATTCTAAACGCATGTCAACAGAACAGTTGAATAATGTTGTGAAGAAAGCTTTAGTGTATGGTTCAATTCACACTGACGATGGGAATGGCATGGTTAATGGACTTATGCTTTCATCCAATGTTGTTTTAATTCCTAACCATTATTTTATGGAATTTGGAGAGGAATTAAAGTGTACATTCCGGAAGAGAAATCCTGAAGCAAGTGGAGGAAAATTTGTTGCACGTGTACATACAAAGTACTCTCATTTGATTCCGGGATCGGATCTTCGAGTTTGTTATATTCCAAATGGAGGTTCATTTAAGAATTTAGTGAATTTCTTTCCAACTGGCGATATGCCATCAGTACCATTTCAGATGCATTGGCGTCAAAAAGATGGTGAGATGATCATTGCTAAGGGTCTCACAACCCCCGGCATTGTTCGTACTCGCCATAACTTTAATGGCGGTATGTATCGAAACCTCACTATCAATACCTTTGATGGCCTGTGTGGAGCTACACTCGTATCAGATACTAATGGAAGTGTGATAGTCGGTGTTCACCTAGGTGGAACGGCTGGAACACCTGTTGGGTGTTATGGAAGCATTACACAACAGCAACTTTTTGTTGCATATGAAGAATTGAGGAAGTTTGAAGGAGTTATTCTTTCTGGTGAAGCAGGAAAATTTGAAACAACTGTGCTTGGCGTGCAAGTGTTGAATAACGATCCTCTTCATAAGAAGAGTGCTCTTAATTTCTTACCGGAAAATTCTCAAGTTGAGTACTATGGTTCATGCCCTGGAAGATCCTTAACGAAATCGGATGTAAAAGTTACACCCATCAGCGAATATATCGTTGATGTGTGTAATATTCCGAATATTTATGGAGGACCAAAGTTGAATCCAGATTGGTACGGTTGGCAAACTTGTTTGGCAAATTTAGCTGTACCAGCACACCCATATCCTCATGATCTTTTGGAGATTGCTATCAAAGATTATAAGGAGCCTTTATTGAAAATTTTCACGAATGACTTGTGGAAGAAGAGTCGACCTCTTACTGATCACGAAAATTTGTGTGGAATTCCAGGAAAGAAATTTATGGATGCGATTAAACTTAACACTTCCGTTGGATTTCCTCTTTCGGGACCAAAACGTAATCATGTGATTGAGTTGGAGCCAACAGAGGAATGGCCTAATAATCTAGAACTTGAAAAGTTCTTATGGACGAGATTAATCGCATTGAGGATTGTTATCGACGTGGAGAACGTGGATACCCA